TTATGTATTTTAAACTATCAATTTGATTTTCTAAACTTTGATTTGCTGCTTTTAGTAATTCAACTTCTAAATCCTTTTTCATAATTTATCAATCACCTCAAATTTTTATTTTTTATTGTAACAATCAGAACATAGTTCATTGTCAATTAGCTCTTTTATGGTTGTCACTACTCGACAACCGCAACCTTTACAAGTAAAGGTCTTTGATGCTCCACTATTATCTTTCATTTAATCAGTCCTTTTTAATGTTTTTTTTTAACTCATCCAAAATATCCATTGCATAACTATAACCATCCCAATTATCTACACCGGCTTCCTGCAATGCTTGAAGTTTTAAAGATTCATTTTCTAAAACTTCTATTTGTTCCATATAATCATTTCTTTGATTTAATAATTCTTTATTATTTTCTCTTAAAACTTCATTATCACTTTTTAAAATTTCAACTCTTTCTTTTTGAGTTTTAAGACTATCTTTTAATAATTCTTTTTCAGGATCTTCTATTAACATTAGTTCCCTGACAACTTCATTAAATAAATCATCTTTCATTTGTTGGAAAACGTTTAAATCTTCAAAATTTATTAAACAACTATGAAGCTTTTTTGACCGATCGGTAACTGGTGCATATTTCCAACCATTAAATATTTTTGCTTCTGCCCATGCTGAATGCATTTCTTTGGCGGTTATAGTTGGATTTTCAATAACTGCATTAACTGTTTTTAACACTTGTGTTTTTCTTTCTGGGTTTAAATCGTTCCAGTTTTCTATTTGCTCTTCATTGTTATATTTTCTGATAACCTGAATTAAATTAAAAGCTATTTTTCCCATTATTTGTTTTTTATTCATAATTTTTTAAATCTCCTTTTTATTAATTTATTTATCTGATCGATAATATCCTAAATTACTATCATAATATTTTGATAAATCATTGCTTATATTATTAAAATTTTCAATTTCAATTACTTCTAAATCCATGATGGAATATTTTCCATCAATTAAATCTAAAACATCATCAAAATCCATAGTTATCATTATAATTTGTTTTTCTTTTATCACTAAATACATGATATCCGCTCCTTTTTATTAATTTATTTACGTTTAAATTTTGCTAATTCATCCCTGACACTATTTTTTACTAATTCATATGCCGCTTTTCGTACATCTGTAAATTGACTATCATTTTCAACTTCAATTATAATTTCTTCAGTAATTTTTACATTTTGAAAATGATTTAAATTTTTAGTAAATGTTATTCCTATTTTTAATTCCTTTATTTTTGGTAAATCTGCCATTTAATCAGTCCTTTTGTCAAAGCTTTTTTTTAATAAATCTAATTTTTGAATTCTTTTAAATTCAAATCTTCCAAATTGTGTCTTAAAAATTATATTTTTATAGTTTAAACTAATAACTTTTATATCGTCTATATCAATACTAAAATCTAATCCATTAGCATTTATCATCAAAGTTCCTAAACTTATTTGATGATAAAATATTTCATTAAGTGGGTTCTTTTTTAAGAATATTTCAATTACTCGTTTTTCCATAATTTTTTTAATTCTCCTTTTTAAATTTCAATTTTTTTTACCTTCCCTTTTTATTGTAATTTTGTACCATATTTTTTTATCCTGATCGTAAAATTTACTTTCAATACTACAATTATTCTCTACTATATCAAGACGTAATAATTTTTTTATAATTATTTGATCTTGATTTTCATAAGTAATTGCTATTGTTTTATCATTCATAATTTTTAATTCTCCTTTTCTGGTAATTTAGTATTATTAATACTTTGTATAAGTCTTAAAGAATACTTTATAATTTCATCTTCCAAATCACCTGATATTTTTAAATTTTTAAATATTTTTTTAACTTTCATTAATTCATATTCCGTAATATCAGATATTTTAATAGTTTTAGCCATTTAATCAATCCTTTTTAAATTTCAATTTTGTTATATTCACTTATTTCAAAATCAATATTAAATCTATATTGTTGACCGATTTTGAAATTTTTATATTTTCCGGTGCGGTCTGCAATCTCAAAACTTCCAAAACTACCAAATAAAAAAGTATAAAATGGTAAAAATCTATTTGTTGATCCATGTTCTTTCATTTCAATTTTTACTAACATAGCAGTTGCAAAATTTTCATTGTATTTTATATCCATTTAATCAATCCTTTTTAAATAATACTGTATTTCGTTCAATTTTACGGTAACTTACATTCCAAAAACTGTTTTTACTTCTTAATTTTTTAACTTCTGTTTGTACTTCTTGCGGCTCATCGGTTAGCATTAATTTAATTTGACGATATGCTCCGGGTCTCCATTTATAAACTTCCCATTTTTGTAACATTCAAGTCCACCTCCACGAGTTATATATTTATATTTAATATTTTATATATCCCTATCATGTAGATCCTCTACTAGTTTTTTTAATAAAGTGAATCAATCAATTTACTTATTTCATTTTCTTTATCCTCTAAATATTTATCAGAAATAGTTAAATCTAACCATTCTTTATCTAATTCATTCCTTAATTTTCTAATTTTAGATCTAATCTCTTTTTCTTTATTTTCAGATACTTTTATAGTCTTTTTTTGTTTTCCTGCATAATGAAATCTTTTGAAATTTTCACCAGTCATTTAATCAACTCCATTCAAAGTATAAATTTTAAAGTATAGATTGTGCTATTTAGCACAATCTATAGCAATATTTACATGTTTATCAATATATCTTGCCATATCATACATAAAAGAAGATTTACTAGTACAGATTACATTGTTATTTAATAAATTAATAAATAATTGATGGTTATGGTTATTACTTTTAAAAGTAATATAAATTCTTTTATTTTTCCAGTTTTTAAAACCAATTCTAGGTCTTTCATTTGTGATTATTTCAAATATATTCATAAGTCTGTGAATAAAATCTCCTTGGGTTTTTAATTTTTGTTTTTCTATAATATTTTTTTTTCTGACATTATCGTCGATTCTTATAAATTCATAAAGTCTTTTAAGTACTAAACTAAAAGTGACTTGATAATTACAATCAGTATTTTCAGCTAATAATTTTTTTGTTTTTTTGTGTGCTAAAGTCATTAATGCTTGTCTAGTTAAACCATGGCCTTGTCTTACAAATTTTTTTCTTTCAGCAAATAATTTTTTCAAAACTTCTGTGTATTGATTTTCCATTTTAGTTAATTCTTCTTTAATGGAAAATAATACTTTTAATAATGCACCTTCTTTATAAAATCTCATATTTTCATTTTTATATTTATTTCCGTTTGAAATATCCATTGAATATTTTGGATATTCAATTACAAAATTTTCATCAATTAATTCACTGGACTTAGAACAAGTTTTAAGATATATTCTATACGCTATACAAGCAGTATCCATAATTTCATTTATCATACTTTCTTTGTTATTAATATTAATCATTTTTAATTCCATGTGATCCGCTCCTTTAAAATTTAATTAATTTATCTGATAAGTATAGTATATTATAATTACTTACACCTGTCAATAAGTTTTATTAAATTTTACAGTTACAAAAATATTACAAATGTAAATTTGCAGGTAGTGTGATTGGTGGTTTCCAATTGCAATTATATTTAATATCACCTAAATCATTTATTGTATAAATAGTAGCTTTATCGATTAATTCAATATAATTATGATATGGTTTACATACTGTATTCCAAGTATCTATAAAATTTGAATGATTAATAAAGATATATTTTCGATTGAATGCTAAAGTTTTTAAATTCCAACATTCAAAAGTACCAGCATCTTTTAACTTTTTTAAAAACGGTTTAATAATTTCCCAACCTTTTTTTATAGTACCGGTTTTTTTATCATATAGATCCAAATCAAAAATGATATAAGGATCTTCTTGATTGGACTTATTATTTTCAATAGAAAATCCGGTACAATACGTAGAAGTAAGTATATCGGTCATGGTATATTGGATCAGCGGTTTTATAGCTTCTTGATTTACAAAAGAATTAATTTTATTATTTCCTTTGTAACCTACCATGCCAATAGTTTTAGAATTAAATAATTTATGTAATTCTCTTTTGGTCTTTCTTTTTATTTTGATATTATCTGCATCATCTTTTATTAATTTTTCCTCATAAAAAAGATGATTTATTTTATTTTGAGAATTATATGTAAAATTTAAAATTTGATCCTTAACTATTTCAGCATATTTGTAATATGTTGCATAATCGGCATCTAATTCATTATCAGTAAAATATAAAATTTCAGATTTATCATTTACTAAGATTGATAAAATTTCTGGCTTTTTAGTGTTTTTAATTAATAATTGACCTTTTTTTTCAGTGGTTAAATACCACTTATTATTAACTATTTCAGGAGCAAACCATCTTTTATCAAAGTATATTGGCTTTTTTTCAATGTCTTTTTCCTGTATTAAATTAATAGCATTTTCTAAATTAATACTGAGCTTTTCATTTTTATTTATAAATTGTTTAATTTTTAAATTAAACATTCCTTTTTTCTTATACTTATTGCCTGTTTGAGCAATATAATTATTTACATCATTTTGTATGATTTTAGACATCTTTGTTTCATCTAATATAAAATAACCGTCAGGTTCTATAATGGGTATAGAATCAATCATTTTGCGTAAAATAATTCCGTCTGTATTTATATTAATTAATTTACAACTATCTTTGAATTTATAGCATAAATTTAACAATAAGCTTTGACCTTTTAAGCAGATAAATCGGCCTAAAGGTTTACAAGAAATAGGAATATCAAAATTAGAATTAATCAATCCGAAAGCTGTATTTAAAATTAGTTTTATACCTACTTGAATTTTTTCCAGACCTTCAATTTGTTTTTCTCTTTCTTCATATACTGCAATGTCAGCACCATCATTTCCACCAACTTCTATTATTTCTAATTGGAATTCATTTTCTTTTTTAAGTTCTGTTATTTTATCCCCTATTTTAAATTTCAGATTATATATGGCTTCATACAAAGGGATATTTATAATATCTTCAAATAATTCTCTATACTGCAAAATAATACTTGGGTATTGAGATTTATAATCTAAATGCAACATATTAGTATTTAAATGATTTGGAATAGCTCCATGCAAACCACCTAAACCAAATTTGATCCAAATATCATTATATTCATTTCTAATATAAATCTCGTCAAAACTATTAATCGCAGTTGTTACGAAATTATTTTCAAATATATTTTTATCATCATCAAGGTATTTTGTTTGATAAAAAGAACAATACTGTTCTTTTAATTCTCTATCATTTAGTACTTGTTGATTTTTATTTACAAAATCAACAAAATTATTAAATTTAGCATCTGGACTATTAATATAATCTGTATAATTTATATTTTTTATTTTATTTTTATCACGATCAGGCACTTTCAAAATTTCACAAATTAGATTTGTGTTGTTTTCTGAATATAATGCATCTTCAGATATTTCAAAATCTGGATTTATTTCTTTTACTGCTTGATATGCGTACCATCTTTTTAAAATATCACCTTTAGGCTTTTTTAAAAATTGTTTTTCAAGTGACAATACATCATTTATTCCATACTTTTTAAAATCATTATATAAATTATCTTTTTTTATATCAGCTATTGATTTATATTTTCCAAGATCGAATTTTACATTATATCCCTCATCAATTAATTGAAGGTTTTTTAATGATATCGTTGGAACGATTGATTTATCTTGTCTGATACTAAAATAATAATTTATTTTTGGTATTGATAACCAATTCATGGTTTTGAATACCTTACTTTGACCCATTAATTCAGGAAATTCATTTAAAAAATTAGACTCTGTAATATTACCTGAAAATGCATCAATGGATCTTTGAAATAATTCTTTTGATGATATGGTTTTATCATTTTCTTTAAATTTAAAATAATGATCGCACCAAAAAGAACGATTCAATCTAAAATAATTTAATCTGTTATAAATGATATAGTCTGATACTTTTCTAAGATTGTAATTAATATCAGGTGTACCTTTTTCAACAAATTTACATAGACAATTTATGATTATAGGATCGTAATCAATCCCATAAAAATATATATGACGTGTAAAACCCTTAAATAATTCATATAAGTTATAAAACCCTTTGTCATTTTCAATTTCGATAACTGCAACCTCAGATTTTTCATTTTTTATTTGTAATGAAAAATAATCGTAAAGAACTTCAGTATCTGCAATTAAATATCTTAATTCCAGTTCATTAAAATCTTTTATTTTTAATTCATTCATTTTCTTATCATTCTCCTTGAAATTATTGCAATAGTGCCAATCACTATTGTAAATATATTTTGAGTATCAAATTTATGATTCCAAAAATTAAATATCAATATTACTATGTTTCCTAAATATACTATCCAAAATATGAATAAAATAGTTTTTCTTTCAATATCAGCCATGCGTTACACTCCTTTAAATAAAAAGAAGAGGTATACCCTCTTCTTTTTATTTTTCCGATTCTTCCCAAGTATATCCACATTGTAAGCACCTATAATAAAATATGCCTTTAATCTTTTTAAAACTGGTTTTTTCATGTGGACAATTTTCTTGTTTTTCATTTCTTAAAAAAGTATCGGTTGTACCAAATAATTTTTTAAAAAATCCCATATGTATCAGCTCCTTTTTTTTTAATTATTTGAAACTAATTACATTATATAATAACCACTTATTACTGTCAATAACTTTTATGTATCAAAATCAACTTTTAATATATTATTTTTATTATCAGTGTTATTATTATTTATTTTTCTTATATTTTTAATTCCCTTGCCTTGTTGACCATTGATCCTGACATTTTTATAAAAATCCTGATCCGGTATTTCCAAATATTCTTTCATCATTTTTTTAAGTTTTTTACTTTGAAGAGGTGCAAAACCCTCTTCGTATGCTACATTTTGATAGTGTTTATAAATATCAGTCCAATGTATTTTTTCTTCAGGATCTTTAATTTTCTCATAATTGCTTAATATAAAATCAATAGTTGTGTTGGAATCTTTTTGATATTCTATAATTAAATCGGATTTATCCTCAAAAAATTCAGATTTTCGATCCCAATTTTTATATAATAATATACCTTCAATAAGATAATTTAACATTTCGGATCTTAGATCCGAATCATTTTTTATTTGAAACTTCAAATTAGGGTTGTTTTTTCGACCTCTAAATTGATTATCAAATTTGATTGGGTGGGTTCTGCCCCATAAACCGCCGGTTTCTGCACCTGATTTCATCCGGGGGATTTCATTACATGCAATTATTAATTTTAAATTACCTGTCATTGTATAGGAATCTTTATATTTTCTATCAAATGTTAACTCACTACCATCAATAAACTTATTAACAGGTTTAATGCTATGAGTTAAGAAAAAATCAGCATCAAGGTCTGGATCTATAAAAATAGTGCAGTTTTCCAAGTTAGTAGGTTTGAAATTTTTATAAATGTCTTCTAATGAAGCTGAAGTTATTCTAGACTTCATTAATTCAAACATCATTGATAACATTGTGCCTTTTCCTGATCGTGTTAAACCTACTAAAGCGAAATATTTTTCTAAATAAAAATCAGTTGTAAAACCATATCCCCATAATTTTTTTATTTCTTCAGAATCAACGCCCCATTGGTTCATGATTTCATCTAAATTTTTAGTTTTAATATTTTCATTATAAGTTATATCAATTTGATAAGTTGTGAAAATTTCTGGTGTATGAGGTATTAATTTTTTTGCTTTAATATCATAGATCCCGTTTTTCACATTAATATAATTATCCAAGTCGGGAAATTCAGCTTTTGGGGCAATACAATCATAAAATAATGATTTGATATTATTTAATTGATTAATAGTTAAACTAACCAGCTTTTTATTTTCTATAGCAAAAATATATTTTCTTAATTGCTGGTTTAATAATGAATTATTTTTATCATCTGTAAATGGTTTATAGTAATTATTCTTTTCATCATAATAATATAAATCATTGCTGATTTTATGTCGTTTTATAATAGGAAAATATTTTCTGACTATATCCTTTATATAGTCAATATTTAAATTATAAAAGCCCTCCAATTGCTGTACTAATTCTTTCCATATCTTATTAAATGTCGTTTTTATTTGTTTATATAACTTCTGATGTTTGTCGTCAATACAATCAGTTTTACTAAACGTATGTGTATGACCACTATCTGCAAATGTTTTTAATTTTTGATTGTTTTTACCACAAATAGGACAGCTCCAAATTATACCATTACTTTTTATCTGTTTTATATAATCATCAATATCTAAGATTTCAAATGTATTTTTCAATGCTTCTAATTGTTTATTAATTATGGTATTTTGTAACTTTTCTTTATACTCTACATATTCATACTTTATTCCTTGTTTATTACATGGTAAAATATTTCTGATAGGTAAAGTTATGTAACTTTTTTTCGATATAGTGGCAGTAAAGGGGATTATCAATTGGGATTCCCTTTGTTGGACTTCGACTATTCTAAAATTCTTTTTTAGATAGTCAATTTCTTTCTCTAAATAGCTATCTAAATTATCATTATCAATAATATCTTGGAAAATATTTTCGTCTAAATCTATAGACTCAATGTCATACTCCAAGATTATATAGTCATTTCCGCTGTTTGTTACCATTTAGAATCCCTTCTTTCTTATCAATGACTATTTTATTATTATGCTTATATACAACGATTAGATCGCCTTTTATTAAATTTAATTCTTTTAAGAGTTCATTTGGCAAATTAACACATAAACTATTACCATTATATGTTACAATTCGATCATATTTTGAAACCATCTTCTTAATCACCTCTTTTTTGTAGGGTTTAACAATTTTTTTGTCATGACATAGATTATACATTAAATTATATTCAAAGTCTATAATTTTATCATTGTTATTTAATGGTTGTTACCCGATACATATAAACAAGGTAACAACTTTTTTTACGTATCAATGATTGCAACTGAATTTGATACTGTAAAATACTGGTTGTTACCAAAATAAAATAAAAAAGTAACACCTTTTACCCATGAATACTACTATTCTTAAATCAAGTTGTTACCAAGTTACCATTTCTTAAATATTATTATTATTATTATTATTATTATTATTATTATTATCTATATATATAGTAGGTGAGATTTTCGGTAACAATTTTACCGAACACTTCTAAATTAGTTACAATCATTAATACCGCTGTTACCATAGAAGGTAACAACTGGTAACATACAGTATTTTACAGCGGTTTTAAATCAGTTAAAATCATTAGTACAGACTTTTTTATTAGCTGTTACCTATAATTTAGTGTTCGGTGTATTTTTGGTAACATATCAAAAAATTTTGGTAACAGATTGAAAAGTTATTTACATGAGTAATTAATTATTGTATACTATAGGTATAATAATGAAAGTTATTTTTTTCATAATTATTTTCCTATTGTAAATAATAAATGAATGCACGTAAAATTAAAAGAAATAATAATGTAATGGTCAAAGATTAAGCAACTTTGACTTTTTTTTTTTTGTAAAAAAATCATTTAATTGTATAACTACTTATATTATAATGTAATTATAGTCTTGAATTGTTATGAGTGATAATGTAGAGTATCACCAAATAAGAGATAATTGCAGTTATCTCTTATTTTATTTAAAAAGTTATTGACAACAATAAGTACTTATATTATAATGTAATCAGTTAATGAAGTTGTAAAAAAAATTATATATTGTACACTTTGTAAGTCGTTCTAAGGAACGACTTACAAAAAAAAAATCAGTATATACAAATGGTGTAAGCTTGACTATGGTTAAGATAGAGTTTACCGCAAGATACTAGTTATAAAGCGTAAATAGGCTGACGAGTTAAAGAATACATAATTGTATCGCTCTACTTACACCGTTTGTATATACTGATAAGTATATAGTGAATACCTTAATAGAAATAGATAATTCATTTAAGTAATACCGGCTAATTTTTATAGTTTTTTATCGCCGTAAAACGTATAAAAACAAGGGTGTGGCAGGTGGGTAATATAAAATTTTGTATTATGTGATAGTTTTTTTTAAGCTAGTTTTTAGTAAAAAACTAGCATTCCAAGGTAAACTTTTTAGTAACGTTTTTAAAACACCTTAAGCGAATAATAAAATGTTACACTAAAATTTTGGACTGTTTTAAGCTCCTTAATATTAATTGATTTGATAACAGGTTTCCGGGTTTTCCTTAAAAACCCGGAATTAAAAATTATAAAGGAGAATTAGCGATATGGCTAAAAAAAATTCAAGAATTAAATTTAAAACTAAAGGACAAAAATGGGTAACAGGAAAAGTATATTTACTATTCCCAAGTCTAGAAAAACCCAGTCAATTTGATGAGGATTCCGAATTAAAGTATTCAGTAACAATTCTAATGGACAAAGATTCAAAAGATGTTAAGAACATAAAAGAAATAATATCGTCTGAATGGCTTGAGGGTACTATTAAAAAAGGTGCGCACAACCCATTAAAAGATGGTGACTTGAAAAAGGCTGAACTTGAAAAAGAAGATAAAAACGGTGATATTTACGAAAATAGATATTATATTAGATCCTCTTCAAAGTTTGAAGTCAAGGTAGTAGATGCCAATAAAAGGATCTGGGTGGGTACAGATCAAGAAATCAATGGATTTGTTGGTAGGGTTCATAGTTTAGTAAGAGCCTACGAAGCCGGAATAAATTCAGGTGTAACACTTTATTTAAAAGGTGTTCAAGTTATAAGTAAAGGTCTTGAAATTGGTGGAGATACAACCGCTGATTTTGATGTTGAAGAAACTGAAGATGATGATCCTTTTGGAAATGATGAAAATAATCAAAAAAATAACGAAAAAAATCAAAAAAATAACGAAAAAAATGAAAAATTGAATAAAAATCAACAAGAATTACCTGATTTTTAAATAAATATACGAAAAAACAACAAAAACAAAAAATCAATCTATACTTGTAAATATCAGGGATAGATTGATTTTTTTAATAAACTAAAAACGAGTAAAGTAGAGGTGTAATTATGACTCAGGATCAAAATCAATTGATTAGTTTAATGAATACTAATCATAAAACCTTAAGGACTGAAGTAAGAGAAGGTTTTAAAGAAGTTAATGATAAATTGGATAAAATGGTTTCAAAAGAACAATGCCAGGCAAATAGAAGTAATTGCAATAATAAAACTGAATGGACAGTTAAGAAAATCACCGCCGTAAGTAGTGCGGCGGTGGCAATCATTGGGGCGGCTACTACTTTAGTTCTAACAATAGCCAAGATATTTGGAGTGGTTTAAATGAAAGTAATTAAAAAACCTGTAGAGGTAGAAGTATATCGATGCGGAATAGATGAAAAAGAGCCGGATTGGTTTTTAGAGCGGGTAGTACAAGAATTGATTTATGTCTATCCTGATAATAAATGCAGAATAAAACCATACTATAAAGATTATGATTATGTTACTGTATTTCCGGGTGATTATATAATCTATGAAGATGGATTATTATATTCTTGTACTAAAGAAGAATTTGACCATAGATTTATAGTGTTATCGAATGAAACGGAGATTATACATTTTAAATTAAAAATTAATACAAAAGGTTACAATCATGATTAAACAAGTTTTATTCATGGTGAAATTTCATTTAAGATGTTTGATTATTAAATTAATAATATTTTGGAGGAATATAAGATGAATGAAAAAAATATATTTACAGAAAGTGAAAATGAAGAATTAACTAAAGCGGCTAAAAAATTACAAGAAGATTTAACAATCCATAATAAGGCATGTTTATTTGATGAACAAAATAATTTTTTTGTAGGTTTTGGATATGATGGTATACAAGGTTTTATTGACCAATGTAATCATGGTAAAATAATGGTTATGACTTTAGAACAGTTTAAAACTTATAGTAATTTTGAAAATGAAATTAATAGAATTAAAAATCAAAATTTTGATCTTGAAAAAATAGAGACTCAATTTAATCTTCAAAATGAAAAATTTCAATTAATGGGTTTTGATGATGCAAATGATTTTTTAGATCAATGGTTAGAGGATCATAAGATTGAAATTGTTATAGATCCTGATACATTCAGTCATAATAATGTTAATAAATACAAAGCTGAAAACGTTGAATTAAAACAACAAATTAAAAATCTTGAAAAAGATATTGAAAGACTTGAAAAAATAGAAAATCAATTTAATATTCAAAATTATAATAAATCTGTAACATCTTTAAATATTCAATTAAAAGAAGAGATTAAAAATCTTAAAGCTGAAAACGTTGATTTACTAAGCCAAATAAATAATTTGACTGCAAGGAATAAACAACTATGTAAGGATGCTGATACATTTTTAAAGAAAAAAGATCCAGCTAGTAAAATATATCAGGATCTAGAATTTATTAAAAATCTTATTAATACTCTTCAAAAAGAATATAATGAGTAAATATAATAAAGAATATTATGAAAAAAATAAATATAAGTATAATGAAAGATCCAGAAGATATTATAAAAAAAATTATAGTAATGAATCAAAAAGAAAAAAATATTTAAAACATGAAGAAGATATGAAAAAATTAAAAGCCTTATTATTTGATTATTGTAGTGGAGATTTTTTTTAGTATGGTATAATTGATTAGAATTATTTTAGACCAAAAAATCAATTTATGTTTTATCCCTATTACACCTGTCAATAACTTATTGACAGGTGTAAGTAATTATAGTATAATATAATTATCAAATCAAACATTAAAGGAGCGGATCACATGAGTAAGAGAATAAAAAAAATTAAAAAATTAGAAGATCAAAGATTAAAAAGGCTATTGCAGAAAGAAGCAATAAGACAACAACAAATAAATGAATTTAAATCACCTTTTTAAGGTGATTTTTTTCAAGTAAAGGTGGTAAATATGGCACTTGAAAAGTTAAAAGTAAATTACGAATTGGATAAAGATTTCTTTAAATATGCGTTAACAACTAAAGGTTTAACAATGAAAAAATTAGCTGAATTATTAGATTTGCCTGATTGGCGTTTATGGCGTGTAATACGTGAAGATACACTTGTAATATCAGAAATATTAGCAATACTTGATGTAACTGGTATGAAATTTGAAAAACTGTTCAAACCTTTAAATAAAGATATTATTAATGATAAAGAGAAGTAACCGGCATGTAATTAAACATGTCAAAACACATGTTAGAACATGTGTTTTTTATGATATCATAGTACTAAAGGTGGTGTTAATATAATATGACTCCTAAAAAAAAGCTGTTCGCGGATAAATATTTAGCGAACGGGTTTAATGCCACACAAGCCGCACAATTGTGCGGTTATAAGAGTAAAAATTATAAATCTTTAAATGATATGGGGTATAGGTTAAAGAAAGATCCTGAAGTCAAAGCCTATATCAGAGAACGGATGCAATTAATTGATAATACATTAATGGCACAAACCGGAGAGATTTTAAAATTTTGGACTAGAGTAATTAGGGATCAAGAAACTGAAGAAAAAGTATTATATAAAGTTATAATTGATTCAGAAGGTGAAGCACAAGAGTTTACTAAAAGGGTAAATGTTCGCACAGCTTTAAGAAATCGATTGAAAGCATCTGAACTTTTGGCAACTTATCATCAGATGTTGGATGGTAAACCTGTAGAAAAATCATCAAAAGTAACAATTGTGAGGGGTAGAAAAAAATGATTCATAGATCCGAATTATTAAATAAGTATGATATCAATACATGTATTGATATTCTGGATTATGACTTAGATAAATTAATATTAGATGAAGAATTATATAAATTTAAAACCGCTCAAGAATTTAGTGATAATAAAGATTATGATGAAGAAATCACTATTAATTTTGATGATTTAATAGGTGATACTTTTATAGATGTTGTAGATGATATCATAGATAAGAAACATCTAAATTATATATTTAAAGGTGGTAGAGGATCTTTAAAAGGGTCTTTTGTATACTTGAACACTATTGCAGAATTGCAAGAAGATGCTAACAATGGAAAAGTTACTCATTGTGTAGCATTAAGAAAAGTTAAAGATACTATCAGGGATAGTATTTTTACCAATTTGATTTGGGCAATAAATATTTTAAATTTACAAAATGAATGGGATTATCAATTATCACCGCTCAAAATATGGAATAAAAAAAACGGTAACATAATTTTATTCAGGGGTTGTGCTAACCAATTAGATCATAAAAAAATTAAATCAATAAAATTTACTGAAGGATATTGCAAGATTGCAATATTTGAAGAAACAACGGAATTTGCTGGAATGGATGAAATTGATGATATTATACAATCATTAATCAGGGCTGGTGATGAAGCATTAATATTTATGATGTATAATCCCCCACCATCTAAGTCTAATTGGATCAATGATTATATAAGAGAATTGAAAAAATTAGAAAAAGAAGGTATTGGGAATGATGTATTAATACATCATTCCACTTATGAAGATATAGGAGATCCCAAGCAAGAGAATTTTTTAGGTAAAAAGTTTATAGAAAAAGCTAAACAGGTAGAAAAAATAAATCCTAAAAAATATCGACATGTTTATCTTGGAGAAGAAACCGGTGAAGGTTTAGAAATATACCCGGAATATGATCCAAGAACTAAAAAAGGTTTATTAGAAATCCGGGAAATTTCAGATGAAGAAATCAAAAATTTTGTAACTGTTCATAGAGGTATTGATTTTGGATATAGTCACGCCACCTGTTATAGTGAGGTATTTTGGCATGAGTTATCCGAAACTATATATATATTTGGTGAGGTTTACTTGTATAAAGCTAGTAATTCGACATTAATTAGGTCCATAAAAAAGAAAGCTAAGAACTTTTTAATTACTGGTGATAGTGAAGATCCTAGAACTATAAACGAGTTTAATAAAAGTGGATTGAATGTAATAGGGGCAAAAAAAGGCCCTGACAGTAAAGATCATGGTATTAACTGGTTGAGAGGTGTAAGAAGGATTATTATAGATCCAAAACGATGCCCTAATATCGCTGATGATTTTCAAACATATGAATATGAAAAAGATCCGAAAACAGGTAAAATCATATATGAATTTCCTGATGAACCCGATGGGTCGGCATCTGTTAGGTACGCTCTAGAAAGAATCATAATTAGAAGCAATTGGGAATTTTTTAAATAAATTTTAAAGGAGATATATAAGATGAATGAATCTAAAGTAGAAGAACTAAAATATAAAGGGTGTTCTATAAAATTAACTGATGGTAGGACTCGAAGAACGTTTACACTTAGTGAATTTGCAATTAAAAAACTGATTGATTTATGTGAAAAGGAAAATATTTCACAAAATGCAATGATTGAAAAAGCTGTAAATAATTATAAAGATAACACAAAAATAAAATATAATAAGTGCGCCATAAAATTTGGCGAAGATGGAGGTATTTGATATGAATGTTAAATATTTGTATAAAGGAACACAAAATTATACAACTATAGAATATTTAAAAGATCCTAAATATAATGCACCAAATGATTATAAAATTACTAATTCTAAAACTACACAATATTTAAGTACTTTACATTTTCAAGAAGGGTCTATAAAAGATGTTGGTGTAAATGGTATATTCATGGAGGATCTTATTAATATTTGCATTGATAGGCTTGAACATTATCAAACTTCTGAATTTAGTTGTAAAGAAAACATGTACGCTATTCACCATTTAAACTTAGCTTTAGAATTTTTAAATAAAAGAACGAATGATCGAATTAAAAGAGGTGTACAAGGTACATATAAAAAATAAGAGGTGTTATTATGTCAAAAGAACTATTGGAACTCATCAAACAAGATAAGGAACTAAAAACAGGTTCTTTAAAATATGCAGGTCGTAAATATTATACTTATAATCCCATTATGAATTTAATGGAAGATGATTATGAATATTATATAAAAGACAATATGCAATATAAAGTTAAAAATAATAAGAAAAACGAAATTTATATCAACTATTTCAAAATGTTAGTTACTCAAAAGATTGATTATCTTTTGAGTAAAAAACCATCTTATGATAAACAATTTGATAATCAAGGATTTAATGTTTTTACAATGTTAGATACCATGATATTAAATTCAAGTTTGGATTCTCGATCATGGTTACATGTTTATATTTCTAATAATAAATATCAATATATAGTCGTTAAAGACATGGAAATAATACCGTATTATTCCCCGGATGGTAAAATCCTAAATAGAATTATACGGTATTATAACGAGAGTGATAAATTAGATAAAAAAGAAATATTGCATATTGAGGACTGGTCATTGGATGGTGTTAAAAGATATGCTTATAAAAATAATACGATATTAGATGAATCAATCGATTCTCATTATGTTCTAAATGAATATACCGGAGATCAATTAGAACAGTCGGTATTTTCCAATTTCCCTATGATCCCTTTTATTCCATTATGGAACAACAAGGATCATACCTCTGATTTATATGATATACATTGTTTGATTGTAGCTTATAATTCAATAGCTACTGGATTTATAGATAATATCAAAAAGTTCCAGGAAGCTTTATTGATATTAAGAGGTTATATAGGCGACAAAGAAAGTATCAAAAAAATAATGAGAGAGATGCAAGAATCAAAAGGAATATCAGTTGATAAAGATGGTGATGCCGGATATATAACCGTAGATATACCAGTTGAAGCTAGACAGGTTTTAATGGATATTTTAAGGGATGTAATATTCTTATTAGGTCGTGGCGTAGATCCTTCAAAATTAGCAGAAGGAACAAATATAACGAATACTGTCATAAAAAGTCGTTATATACAGTTAAATTTTAAAGGTGCAGACTGTATAAAAAGAGTTATTGAATTCTATGATAAATTTATAGAATTTATGAATATGGTAACACCTTATACATTCAATAATGATTTGGAATTTAATATATCAATGTTGATTAATGAATCAGATGTTATCGACAATTGTCTTAAATCCCAAAACATGGTATCACAAGAGACAATTTTAAAGAATCATCCGTGGGTCGAAGATCCAAAAGAAGAATTAAAAAAAGTAAATGAAGAAGAAAAAGAAAGACAAAAATTATATGATGATTCACTGTTTAACATGAATGATAAGAATAAAAATAAAAATATAAATGACAATAATAAGTAAAAATATAAATTACTGGTTGTTACCTAATACATATAAACAAGGTAACAACTTTTTTTTTGTATTAATGATTGTAACTGGGTTTTATACTGTAAAATACTGTATGTTACCAAAATAAAATAAAAAAGTAACACCTTTTACCCATGAATACTACTATTCTCAAATCGAGTTGTTACCAAGTTACCACTTTATATATATTAATAATAATAATAATAATAATAATAATAATTTATATATATATAGTATAAGAGAAAACGGTAACAATTTGACCGAACACCTTTTAAATCAGTTCCAATCATTGATACATGCGGTAACAAAACTGGTATCATTTTAGTAACACCAATATTTTACAGCTTCTTATATTAGTTATAATCATTAATACATCAATATTTTAACTGTTACCAAAAAATAAGTGTTCGGCGTATTTTTGGTAACAATTAAAGTTTTTTGGTAACAGACTTATTATTATGAGTAATTAATTATTGTATAAAGTAACTGTTACCTTTTTATTTTTTTAAGTGCTACCAATTTATTTTTTATTTTTTGGTAACGGTTAAAAAAAAAATAGTACGTGTGTTTTTAATCATCAAATCATATATTTATTGATGATTTGTGCTAAGATTATATTATACTCGTCGAATATATCGACGTTAAATAAAAATCGTCTTAGGACGTAAAAAAGGAGAAATAAATGAGTAAGAGAATTAAGGCTAAATTAGGGGATGAAAAATATAATAAGCTTAAAGAATTATTAGGTGATGATATTCGTTTGGATGATATTGATATAATACCGAATAATTATGTTACCAAAAATCGTTTTGATGAAGTTAATACCGAAAATAATTCCAATAAACAAAAGTTAACATCATTTGAAAATAAAGATAAAAGTATTAAAAAACTGTTAGAAGATACTAACAGTGAAAATGTTGAAAACCTTGTAAATTCTTATAAGAGTTTAGAAACTACCCATAAGGACGAAATAAAAAATATACAGTCCAGTAATGATAATGAGATAACAAACCTTAAAAAATCGTACATGGTTAAAGATTTTTTAAGGGATAATGGGGTAACAAAATCAAAAAATGTGGATCTTCTTTTTAAATCGATTAATTTAGAAAATATTAAATTAGAGAATGATAAACTTATTGGGGCTAGTGATATTTTAAAAAGTATGAAAGAAGATTATAGTGAATTATTCACAAAAACTAAATTAGATAGTAAACCGCCAAAAGATACAAATAATTTGGGTGGTGATGATTCGGATAATTCCGATGCTGGATCAGGTGATATTTTTGACCAGTTGGTTCAGGGATACGAATTATAAAAATGAAAAATGAAAGGTGTTGATTTTACATGGCTATGTCATACGCAAAAAAATATTTAAATTATTTTGATGATGTATATAAAGTAGCTTCAGTAACAAGATTGCTAGAAACGCCACAAATGGCGGTTGAATTTAAGGGTAATAATCAGGTATTAGTAAATACCATGACTTTATCTGGTAACTATGACTATTCTAAATCGTCAGGATATACCGGTGGTACAGTTAGTAATGCATGGGTAGCGTATGAATTAGAAATGGATCGAGGATTAAAGATCCCGATCGATGCAGTTGATTCAGATGAAGCAAGAGTAACAGCGGCAAAAATCCAAGATACTTATCTTAGGACAAAGTTTTTTCCTGAGCTAGATCTATATAGATTTACTAAAATCTATTCGGATCTAAATGGAAGTGCTGTAAGTGGTACTAATATTGTCGAAGGAACAATGACAAATGATAATATAGTTAATTCATTAGATGCAGGGATTCATTTAATGAATGATGCAGAAGTACCAAAAGAAAATAGGATTATATTTATCTCTGAAACTTCTTATAGAAGATTAAAGGGATCAGGTGAATTCTTTAAAATTAAAGATGCTACAACTAAGTCTAGAATACTCGACCGTAGCGTAGAAGTATATGATGGTCACATATTAATACCGGTACCACAATCAAGATTTAATACCGCCGCTACTTTTGGGGCTGGATCTAATACAACAACCGGTACAAATATTAATTTCATTATAGCTTTTGCACCTGCTATAATGGCAATCATAAAAAGAAATGTATTAAGAATATTTACACCTGAACAAAATTTAGATTCTGATGGTTATTTAATGACAGCAAGACAGTATCACGGTTGTAATCTTTATAGTAATAAAGTAGCTGGTGTTTACATAAACAAAGAAGCGGCTTAATGAAAGTTAGGAGGGAATGAAATTGAGTAAAGCATTGATTAGGGATCAAATGATTGGATATTATGAAAATGTGACAGATGAAGCCTTGCAAAATTTAAAAAATGGGAAATCATTTGATTTTAGTCAAATGAAAAATCATTCCCTAATGGAAAAAATGGATAAATCATTATCCAATTTAAGAAATGATAGGCCTAAAATAAATCGATATTTAAATGATATGAATAAAATGGTAAATATAGCTCAAAAGGATTATAATAAAACGCTTAATCGATTATTATCAACTGAGAATGATATCACAAGACAAAAAATACTTTCAGATTATGCAAATCATGGTATTCATGGTTTTACAGCTCGAAACGGTGCAAAATGGAACTTAGAAACTTATTCCAATATGTATACTACACATTGGAATAATGAATTTTTAAGGAGAAATTTATTAGATAAAGTTGGAAATAATAAATATCAAAAAGTGGAAATATCCTCACATAATAATTCATGTCCTTTATGTGAACCATATCAGGGCAGAATTTTGACTATGTCAGAATTTGAAGATGCCCAAACAGCCGGATTATTTCATATTAGATGCAAACATTATGCGATTCCTGTTCTTGAATTTGATATTAATGTCGATTTAAAAAAGGAAGCTAAGAATACAGAAAGTAAAATGTGGGATAATATAAACACCGAAACGTTATTTAGACGGTGGTTTAGACGTGCAATTGTGGCGTTTATTAGAATTGAAATTGAAAAATGTAGGAAAAAATTATTAGAATATAAGGATGAGGAGGGTTAAAAATGGTATATACAATCCCGGGGCAACTTGATTCGATTGGCGCAGGTTTATCAACTATTGATTCAACTGCATCAACTATTGCATCAACTGCTACTATTTTGGATTCAATAACTACAGTTCAATCAACTGCGGTATCAACTATAGGTAGTTCGGCAACTATAATTGATTCCACTGCAACTTTACTTGATAGTGTAGCGACTGACATTTCAGAAGCGGCAAGTAAAACAGATAGTGTTGGTGTTGTGGCTTCTACAGGAAATGCAAAAACAGATAGTGTTGGTGTTGTGGGTTCAACTAATGGATCAAAAGTTGATAGTGTTGGTGTTGTAGCTTCTACAGGAAATTCAAAAGTTGATAGTGTTGGTGTTGTAGCTTCTACAGGAAATTCAAAAGTTGATAGTATTGGCGTTTTACAATCTACAACTGATAGTAAAGTTGTTTCTGTAGGTGTTATAAATTCGACTGTTAATTCTAAAGTATCATCTTTTGGTACTGCAAATGGATCAAAGGTTGATTCTGTAGGTACTTTACAATCTACAACTGATAGTAAAGTTGTAAGTATAGCAACGTCACTAAGTACCGCAGATAGTAAAGTAGTTTCTGTAGGTGTTGTGGGTTCAACTAATGGATCTAAAATAGATTCGACTGCTGTACTAATTAGTACATTAGAATCAAAATTAGATAGTCATATGGTTGTAACTAATTCAAAAATTGATTCAGTCGGCGTTGTGGCGGCGGCTTAATATAAAGTTAGGAGATTATGAAATTATGAAAATTTGTCATGTATTACCATTTGCGCCATATAGATGCGGATTATATGAAGCGGCTAGAGATATGATTAAAGCGGATTACCTTATTGGAGGTCATGAAGTTATAATCATAGATGCCGGTATAATCAAAGATGGTAAAATGGTAGAAGAAGGCAAGGAAAATCAAATTGATAATAGGACTGATTATAAATTAATAACTGATAATCTATTTAAAATAGATGAAGCTGATATTATTATTATGCATACTGGTTTGTCTGATAATATTTTAGTTAGAACAGATGCCCCTTTAATTTGGGTGGTACACGGTCGACCGTTAGCATGTTTTAGACCAGAAATACAGGGAAAATCACAAGCCTATAGTTTGTATCATAATGTAAATAGATGGTCTAGAACTAAAAAAATGTTATACTTTTGGCCGGAATATATACCGCATTGGAAACCTATTTTCCAAGAAAAAAATCTATGTTTGGATTATCCAGTTATTGATTCAAAACCATTTAATAAAAATCTTAAACATAATTTTTCTAGTACCGGAAAATATAATTTGATTCTTTGTGATGCTGATCGTGAGGATTACGATATATACGAAACATTAATCGGTGTATTAGAAGCTTCAAAACATATTGAAGGTTTAAAATTACATATTTATGGTTTAGAATTTCCATTGAAAAATCCTTATAATATTTTATTAGGGATCATGAAAGATAAAGGTATATTAGGTGATTTATTACCGCGAACAACTGAATTAAATAAAGTGTTTAATTCTGGTGATTGTTTGATTACACCTAATCATATTATAACTCGTACTATAGGAGAAGCTATACAAGCAGGATTACCGATTATATGTCAAGAACCTAGTAAAGTTACACCTTATAGTGCTAAGTTTAATGATACATTTAATTTAGTTTTAACTATTCAAGATTTTTGTGAGGATTTTGATGCTGGAATTAATTTAAATAATAAAGATTTAAAAGAAGGTATGAGTTTAACAAATTATTCAAATAAAATGGATAAGGTTTATAAAGAAATAAAGAAGTGATTTGATGTATACATTTAGAAATTTGATACCTCAATTTATAACACAATTACAAAAAAATGAAAAAGAAGCATTGAAGCAAGTAGGTATATTTGGCGAAAAGAAATTAAATAAATATTCGCCGGTTGATACCGGATTTTTAAAATCAAGAAATGATTATCAAACTGGTAATCATTATGTAGATATTGGAAATTATGGCTGTGATTATGCCATATTCCAAGAATTCGGAACTTATAAAATGTCAGCCCATAGTTTTGTAAGACCCACAGCTTACAATCACACAAATGATATAAGTAGAATTATTGTGACTAATTTAAAGAAAGGGATGAGGTGATTTTTTGGAATATGATGCATTAAAAATATATGTCAGTCAAAGATTGGCTAATTTGGCGACTATTCCAGTTACTAATAAAAAGCCGATAACCTCACCACCTTATATAATTTATAAATTTACTGCTTGTGGTTATAATGTAAGACATAGAAAAGACTGGATATTAGAACTAGATTATTGGGATAATAAAGATGATGATACTGATATTATCCAACAATCTATTTATATAAAAAATGGTAGAGAAGATTATATTGGTTTGAATAATAGTATGCAAAATGAAGATGATGGATTTTATATTTCAACAATAGAATTCGAGTCTCCTATAATTGAGATAGAAAGCGGTATATCTCATTATAATCAAAGATTTTTATTAAAAGTAGATTAATATGAAAGGAGATGTTTAAATGACAGTTAATGCAGTAACACCAACTATACCCGTAGCAAATGATTTAATCGCTGGTGAATTTAAAGCATATCTTAATTATAATACACCTTTACAAACTTTAATCGGGGCGACTCGTGACGGTTGTAAAGTAGATATTATAAGAACTATTAAAGAGTTAAGTTTTGATGGAGCATATGGGCCATCACTTGATAGTGATGGCGTACCGCTAGTACGGTATACCCGGTTATTGGGTATGATTACTTTACAAAATCTTTATTTAAAATACTTTAATAGAAAAAAAATATCAGATGCAGAAAGTGACGGAACATGGGAATCGAATGATTGGGCGGCAACCGGTGGTACATATGCCGCAGAAACTTCAATAGTTAATTCAGGTAATCAGTCGGCAAAATGTTCTATTGCTTCAGGTCAAACAGCTCACGGAATACATGAGGTTTTCACCGCCGCAAAAGATTTAACTGCATTCGTTAATAGTGAAGTTTCAGGAACCTCAGATTTTATTGGTTTTAGTGTTTATATAACTACAGCAATGTTAGCAATATTAGGAACAGATAGCATTCAAATAAGGTTACACATGGATAGTGAAGGAACAGAAACCAACTATTATAAATATGATGTTGAAGCTAGTGCCTTGACTGCGGATCAGTGGACAAATTTAAAAGTTTTAAAAAGTGCTTTCACAGAAGTTGGATCGGGTGACTGGTCAGCGGTAACAGGTATTAGTTTTCAAGTACCTGATGAAACGGATGATGCACTAGAATTTTATGTTGATTCTATAGATCTAATTCAAGATATTTCAGATAGTGCAATCGTACCGGTTAACGGCGGTTTATTTGAATATACTGATGAAGGATCTTATAAAAGATATACACCAAATTTAACTTTGTCTGAAGATGATTATTTAGAAAATTTAACTTTGATAGGTACTAAATTAGATGGTAAAAAAATTAAAGTAGTTCTTAAGAATGCTTTTAATGATGGAAACTTGTCATTGGCTTTTGAATCAATGGATGAAGTCGTTAATGAAACCCAATTTACTTCTCATTGGGATAAAAATAATTTTGTTTGCCCTATTGAAATTTACGAATATGTAGCTTAAGGAGGTGTAAAAATATGGCAGATATAAACAAAATAGATCCTGCGGTAATCGAGAAAGTTAAAGATTTGCTTTTAGGTGAGGGCGTAGTATATGTCAATCACGGTGAAGCCGGTGAAGCTATTATAGGAGCTACAAGGGGTGGATCGAAACTCGAGATTGAAAAAGAAATTAAGGAAATTGAATATGATGGATCTTTAGGAGCAACAAAAGGTATGAGACGACCAACAAAATTTATTGCTAGGTTAATAATAAATTTTCTTAAAATAAATTATGTAAATTTGGCATATGGTGTTAATGTAACAGTATCGGACGGATCAGATGCGCTGGGAACATATAAAAAAATAACCTTTAATACTTCATTTGCTTCTACAGATGTTCTAACTAATGTAACTTTTAAAGGTTATAAAGCTAGTGGAGAATATTGCATTATTAGGTTGGATAATGCTTTTAATATGAATGACATTTCTTTTGAATTTAAAGAAAAAGATGAAATTATAAGCGAAATGACATATACTGCTTTTTATGAATACTTAACACCGTCTACTTGTGGGTTATATATAGATGAAGAAGAAGCATCTTAATAATAAAAATTTGAAAGTGAGAGAAAAATTATGAGTGATGAAAAAAGAAAATTGAAAGTTCCTGAAGTAATGTTAGTGAGTGAAATTTTAGATAGAGTGAATTTTAAACATTATGCGGAATTTCTTTTAACAAAAATAGAAAAAAGTCTAGATGCTGATATTGAAAAGCTTGAAATAAAAGCGGCAATGATTATTGGTGATATTACAGCATTTATTTTACAAAATCAATGTAAAGCAAAACTTGAAATATATCAGTTAATAGCTAATTTTAAAGGTGTTAAAACTGATTATATTGATAATATGACTATAGATGAATACACTGAAACATTAAGAGATATTTTTCAAGCTGGGATTCCTAAGATATTAGTAAGTGTAATGAATAATCAAGATATTGTTAGGATGGATGAGGTTAAAAAAAAGTTAAATATGATGGGGAAATCGAAGGAAAACAATACTTAAAAAGTATTGTTTATGGATATTTATTTATACAAAACAATTTTAATAAGGTCAATATAATAGAGCCTATAATGGGATATTATAAAGATTTTTCATATTTACAATATATTTTAAACCTGCCATTTGATGACGGGTTTAATTTATATGCTAAATGTTTAATGAATATTAAAAAAGATGCTGAAGAAAAAATAGAAGATAGATATTTTCAAATGTGGATAAGGGATCAGGAAAACGGATCATCTAAACATACATTTAAGGAATATCTTGATAGTGCTAAAAAAGAAGTTGAGACAAGAAGTTTGGGGATTACTTTTAGAAATAAAGAAGAAAAAAGAATTATAAATGAAATTGAAAATAAGAAACCTAAATTAAAAAGGGTGATGTAAAAATGTTAGTAACATTAAATAAGGTTAAATCAATTTTAGATATTAGTAATACTGATAATGATAATTTCATCAAAATACAATTACCTTTTGTTGAAAATGATATTTGTATAGAATGTAGGGATCATTTTGTTGATATGAAGTTTAATTTTATAACTTCTAATTTAATATCATTTAATTCATCATTAAACAGTTTAAATTTAAATGATATTAATACAAAGGGTTTTCATGTAGGGGATACGATAAGAGTGTATAATTCTATAAGGAATGATGGAATTTTTACTATAGATACAATCAATCAAAATTCATTAATATTAAATGATATTGATGAAGTTGAGGATGAAGATGCCGGAGAATTAATTTATATAACAAGAATTAAATATCCTAAAGCTTTAAAAAAAGTAGCTGCCTTAATGATTGATTTTAAAATAAAAGAAAATGAAAATGAATCTCAGGGTATAAAAAAAGAAAAGATTGACGATTATTCGGTCGAATATGAGGATAAATCACAAGGATATCCATCTAGTATTTTAAGTATGTTATATAATTATAGACAATTATATAACCAAACTTTATTTACTGTTTGGGATCATTTGGTTGATTGAGGTGATTTAATGATTAAAAAATATTATAAAGAATGTATAAAATTAACACCGGTTAAATCGTTGAATTCTTCATTAACGCCGGTCATTAGTTATAATGAATCATCTATAAAAGGTTATTTAGGCAGTGGGTCAAATAACCCGGTTCAAATAGCTGATAAAGACACGTACGAAACATTAAGAAAATTTTATACTAGTGATTTGACAATCACTATTAATGATTTTATTAAATATGATGGGAAAACTTATGAAATTGTAGGAGATCCTCAAAATACTGCCAATAAAAATCATCATATTAAGTGCATGGTTAGAAAGATTGATGATATAAAGCAAAAATAAGGAGGTGTGAAAATTGCAAATAGCAGACTTATTTTTTAGAGTTCGTTTAGATGGTGCGCAACGGGTATCAAGTCAATTAACCGGTTTAGGTCGGGGAATGACTAGTGTAGGTCAGAAAATGAAAAATGTAGGATCTTTATTAACTAAAACAGTAACATTACCATTATTAGGAATTGGAGCGGCGGCAATAAAAACTACTGTTACTTTTGACAAGCAAATGTCTAGAGTATCAGCGGTAACAGGATATACCGGCAAAGAATTTAAGTCTTTAAGAGACTTAGCACAAGAAATGGGAAGAAAGACAAGTAAATCGGCAACGGAAGCGGCACAAGCAATGGAATACATGGGTTTAGCTGGATGGGATTTAAAAGATATCCAAGCAGGGCTTGAACCTGTATTAAGAGCTAGTGAAGCAGGAATGATGGATCTAGGTCTTACTTCTGATTTGGTAACTGATAGTATGGCGGCTTTAAATCTTAAAACTAAAGATTTGAAAAAATATTTAGATATTGCAGCTAACGCACAAAATAATTCTAATCAATCAATGCAACAATTTCTCGAGGCTATGGTTACAGCCGGGGGATTGTTTGACACTTTCAATGTACCATTAGAAGAAGCCGGAGCGTTATTGGGTGTATTAGCTGATAGAGGTGTTAAGGGTGCAGAAGCTGGAAACGCTTTAATTAGTATTATGAATAATATGACTAGTGGGTTCGGTCGTGCAGGTGATGCAATGGCTGATTTGGGTGTTGAAATTTATGATACTAATGGTAAATTTAGAGGAATGACAGTAATTTTAAAAGAAATTAATAAAAAATTTGAGGGAATGACTCAGGAACAAAAGAATACTTACATGCAAATGATTGGTGGAAAAACAAGATTTAATGATTTTAAAAAATTATTGCAAGGTACTTCTGATGGTTTAGAGGTGTTGACAAAAAAATTGTATAATTCTAAAGGTGCATTATCATCCGTTGCTAAGACTATGCAAGATAATACAGCCGGAGCAATGACACGTTTTAAATCTATTCTTGAAGGAATCGGAATACAAATTGGTGATAAATTAACACCTTTAATTGATTGGTTGACTGATAAATTACAAAAATTATCAGAGTGGTTTTATAATTTATCTGATAAAAGTAAAAATATGATATTAATTTTTGCAGGTATTGCGGCGGCTATACCATTAGTTATTACTGGTTTTGCTGGTTTAATATTGGTAGCTGGTGGACTTGTAACAGCAATCGGAACTATTGGCGGTTTAATAGTTTCATTAATAAGCGGCGTTGGTTTATTGTTAATACCATTGGGATTATTAGCCGGTGGGTTTACTTTATTAACTGGTGTTATTGCAATGGTAGGACTAGGGGAATTATATAATAAATTCGGTTCAGTTCATGGAATTATGACAGCTTTAAAGGATTTTATAATTAATTCTTTTGTTCCCGGACTTAAATATCTTGTTAGTGGTGAAGGTTTGGGAAGTGTGCAAGAATCGGCGTTTATTACTAAAGATAGATTACAAGCTATTCGTAATACAATGGGAAGTATTAAAAGTTTTATAATAGAAAGCCTGGTACCAGCATTAAAGTTTTTGGTGACCGGTGAAGGTCTCGAAAACGTAAAAAATGCTAGTAATTCGACTAAAAACGCATTAAATTTTGTTAGACAAAAAATGGTTGATATTTATAATTTTGTTATGGATTCATTAATTCCTAGTTTAAGATTTTTGGCAACTGGTGAAAAAGGATCTTTGACACAAGTTAAAGACCATGGTACAAATTTGAAAGAAAATTTAGTAAAATTAAGAAAACAATTTGAATCTTTAAAAAATTATATTACAGGTACGTTAATACCGGCGTTAAGCTATCTAGTAACTGGTGATAAAGGATCGCTAGATAGTGTCAAAGGAATATCTAAACAAACTAAAGGATCACTGCAAGACCTTAGAAAATCAATAGAAAAACTATTAAAACAAATAGAGGATTTTGATTCATCATCTATGGTACAACAATTAAGTAATATAATAGGTGCGGTTAGTGCTGTTATTGACTTTGTTGGTAAAGCTATTGACCAAATAAAACGATTAAATAGTAATCCACCTAAAGATTGGGGTGCTGGAAAAGGTCAGGGCGTAGGTATTGATTTAAAAGGTCATGCAATGGGTGTAAAAAATAACCCGGTCGGTCATTGGGCAACTGTAGGAGAAAGAGGTCGAGAATTAATGTATGTACCGCCCGGAGCTAGTATTTATAGTAATAACGAAACAGAAGCAATGTTAAAGCCTTATCAAGCAAAAACAACTAAAATATCTAATAAAACTATGCAAGAAATCAATAATATAAATATAGATAAAATTAATATAGATCCTAAAGAAATTAAGGATCTAAATGATTTGATAGATTTATTTAAAAATATTAAACATTTTCAAGCTTTGAATGTTTAAAGAAAGAGGTGATAATAAATGCCTTGGCTATATAGTGTATCGAGTGGTACACCACCTAATTATACATATACTTTATTAAATTATTTAAATCAGCATTGCAGTGCTATCGGTAGTGTCCCGGCGAATGCTTCAATTACTCAGTTAAAAGTTTACGCCGCCGGATATACCGGTGCTGTTCTTGCAAGGTTAATATTATGGAGTTCAGGATCGTCAAAACAAGTATTAAGGCAATCCGGAACTTTTACAATGGCGGCTGGTGGAGCGTCACCCGGTAATCAACAATGGTGGACTCACTCAATAACACCATTAAAAGTATCGGGTGGTACTTATTGGGTGGGATTATATCGTAATCCTCAAGGTGGCCATGTTGCCGGAACTGCTAACAGTGGTACTAGTTATAGAAAAACTAATACCGCCGGTTTTCCGTCTGCAAGTAGTATGTTAGGTTATGAGACACAAAGTAAAGAATTTTATGTAGGTCTGTTTTATATTACTGCACCTGCATCGGTTACTAGTGTTAATGTATCTCGTATTAGTGATAGTAAAATTAGTGTATCATGGACTAAACATTCAACATCTGATAGTCCATATACTTTTCAAATAATTGAAAGATATGATAATATTACAGGATCTTATTATAGAATTGCTAAATTATCGGGTAGTCCATCATCTTATAACGATACTACAGTTAAAAGTAATAGATATTATAGGTATAGAATAAAGACTTATAATGAATCTGGGTATAGTCCTTCATATACTTACTCAGACTATATAAATACAACACCTGCACAACCGTCAAATGTTGTAGCTACTAGAGTTGGTACTACTGTAAAATTGACATGGAATGATAATTCAACAAATGAAGATCAATTCAGAATACAAAAAAGATCTTCGCCGGATCAAGGTGCAAGTTGGGGTTCTTGGGGTTCAGATGTTACACCAACTTCTAATTTAGAAGAATATATAGATTCAAGTCCATATACATATGGACAATATAGAATTAGAAGTGAAGAAACAACACAATCGTTATATTCTTCATATGTAGAATCAAATGAAGTTATAACAATTGCACCACCGGATGCACCTACTTTATTATATCCAGTTGGTGAATTTTTAGATGGTGATGATGCTATTACATTTAGTTGGCGACATAATTCGGTTGATGGAACGAGTCAAAGTAAATTTAGTCTAAGATATAAATTATTAGCAGATAGTTGGCCGGTAACACCTCAACTTGATGAAGTGTCAAGTACTTTAGAATATCATGAATTTGCTGCTGAAACTTTTGATAATAATGAAATATATTATTGGCAAGTAAAAACTTGGGGGCAAGATCCAACTGAGTCAAGTTGGTCAGATAGTGAAGCATTATATACAGTTGGTCGACCTGTAGGAACTATAACAAGTCCTAATGGTGTTGATGATTATGGTTATTCATTATTATCTTTACAATGGCTATATACACAAGCACAAACAGTGGGTCAAGCTCAATATATAGCAAAATTATATGATGAAAATGATACTTTATTAGAAAGCAAACAAGCATATTCACCAGTTAATGATGGTGGTACTGGTGAGGCTGTTTTTGATTATGAATTAGAAAATGCTACTAATTATAAATGCACTTTGCAGGTACAAGATAATAATGCCGGACTATGGAGTTATGAAACAGAAGTAGAATTTACAACTGATTTTTATGTTCCTTCTACACCTGTAATAACTGTTAATAATAATAGTGATGGAATTATTACTATTGATATAGAAAACCCATCGCCGGAGGGTGACGAGTTAGAAGCCGATCATAATAATTTATACCGTTCTATAGATGGCATAAATTATAAATTAGTTTATGAAAATATAGAACCCAATACCACGATAAGTGATTATCTGCCAAATATTGGCGGCGATACTTATTATTATGTAAATGCAGTTAGTACAACGCCTAGTATTGCAAAAAGTAATGTTGAACAAATAACACAAACATTACAAGGTTATTATTTTTTAAATGGTGGTACTAGTTATAGTACATATTTAGCTATTTTTGGTGATATTTTATTTAGTGATACAAACCAAATAGATGTTACATTAAAACAATTTGAGGGCAGAACTTATCCGGTTAAATATATAGGGGATTCAATTAAAAGAATGATTACATTTTCAGGTGATGTGTTAATTAGTGATTATAATACATTAAAAGAAATTACTGAAAGTGAAAATATTTATTATAGGGACTATAAAGGAAATAATTTTAAATGTCATATTAATACTCCACAATTTGATAAAAAAGATATTTACGCATATCAATTTAAATGTGTAATTGAAAGAATTGAGGATGATGAATAATGCCCAGACAAACCATAGTAAAAAATATATATCAATCAACTGATGACGGTTTCGTAAATCATGATTTATCAGGGATAAATTTTGATGATGGTGCATTAATGTTAGGTTATATGTTTTATGACATGGATGGCTATTGTGATTATTTTCAACTTTTCAGAGAATTTGATATACCAAAAGGATCAATTATTGAAAAAGCTACTTTAAATTTTAATGTTTGGGATGTTGAGAATGGATATGTAGGCAGTGAATTACATTTAGCAGATGAAAACGATGCACCGGCTAGTTATAGTGATTTTACTAACTTAACACCATTAAATGAATTTATTCCAATGTTATTTGATGAATCGGTACAAGAACAAACATTTAGTTATGATGTTACCGATATGATTCAAGAAAAAATTGATAGTGAAAACTGGTCACAAGGTAGTAATTTTATATTTTTTAGTATTAATACTTATTATGAAACTTCTGATAGTGGTGTTGATATTGATTCTTGGGACTATCAACCTATTGCAAGTTTATCAATTACTTTTATACCACCTACTCAATTAAAAGTAGCAGATATTTTAACATTTCCAAGAACAGAGGGATTTAAATATCAATTATTATCATTGAGTGATGGATCATATATACATAATGAATTTGTAACCAACAAAATTGAAAATGCAATGATTGATTATAATTTTACCAGAGATGTAATAAATACTTGTACATTATCTATGAAGGATTATACATCTATAAATTATTTAAATGATTTAATCAGAGTAAAATATTGGATAAATCATCAAGGAACTATTTACGAATTTCCTTTAGGTACTTATTTAATGTTATCACCACAAAAAGATAGTGATGGTAAAGTAGTAACTAGAAATATATTTTGCTATGACTTATTATATGCTTTGGTACAAGACAAAATAACTGCTAGTGTAACATATGAATCGGGTACTAATGTAATTGATACTATTAAAAGTATTTTAGATAGTGTAGGATCTTGGGTAAAATATATTATAGAAGATACAAGTTTAACATTAGCAGAGGATATGAGTTATGAAGTAGGCAAAAGTAAATTATTTATAGTTAATTCATTGCTAAATACAATTAATTATGAGAAATTATTTTGTGATGGTTTAGGCAATTATCGAGCTATTCCATGGAATAATGATAAAAAAATTGTTTGGAGTTTTGAGGATAATAATCAATCCTTGTATGAAAAAGGTGTATCTTCTATTGAAGATTATACCAATGTTTATAATTATGCTCTAGTCATAGCAAATCAACTTGAAGAGGATACAGAACCATTGATAGGCACGTATACTTTTGAAGATGAGGGATTGAGTTCCCATCCATTGTCAATAACTTCTTTAGGTCGTACAATAGTACAACCTTTTGAAAGTGAGGCGGTTAGCCAATCGTACGTGGATTTAAGAGCAAGACGAGAATTATTAAAAATGCTTGAAATTGAACAGGCTATTAATTATAAACATGCCCTAGTAATAAATACGTGGAATGATGGTATTCCTTATCCGGGGGATTGTTATAAATTTAAAAATACCCTTTTAAATATAAATAGTATTTATAGGATAGAATCATTCACATATTCATTGAAAGTCGGTCAAAGTGTTAATTCTATCATAAGGAGGATTTATGAAATTGAATAAAAATTTTAATTATGGGTTATTAACATCAATAATGAATAAAAAAGTAAATCAATTATTTATTACTGGTAATATATCAAGTTTAAGTCCTTTGCAAGTTAAATTAACACCATCCGACGATGCTATAAATGTAAAAAGTTTAACTAATTTAGTAAATGTTAAAGTTGGATCAAATGTATTAATGGTTAAATTTTTAAATAAATTTATTATTATTGGTGTTATTGGTGCTATTGTCGATCCTAGTGTAAAGGTTGTAGTAAAACAATCTTCTCAAAGTTCAAACACAAGTAGTAGTTTTACAACTGATAGTGAATTAACAATGACATTAAAACCTAATAAATTATATAGAATTGATTTTTATCTTATAGTTAATAATGCAAGTACCTCACCGGATATGGTTGTTAATTTTAATAATACTGGAACAGTTACCCTATACGGTCAAAATCATTTCAGATGTATGTCAGTAAGTGGCACAAATAACGCCGCTTATGATTTTGGAAAAACTTCTACTTATGATGCTTTTGATGATGATATCGTTATTGGATTAAATTCCGGTCATGGTTCGGCAAGAAGTTCATTTATGGCAAAAGGTGGGGCTTCTGGTGGTAATATAACTTTATTATTTAGGCAATATAGTACAGATGGTGGTAATCCTTCATATGTACGTGTAGGATCTTTCATTGAATATTATGAAGTTCAAGAAGTTTAAAACTTGCTAGATGTAAATTTGCTAAGTATAAAAAAAAATTTGCTAATTAAAAACCTGCTAGATATAAATTTGCTAGATATAAATTTGCTAGATATAAATTTGCTAGATATAAATTTGCTAGATATAAATTTGCTAAGTATAAAAAAAAACTTGCTAGACATGATTATATCTAGCAAGTTTTTAGTTAGTAAGTTTTAATTAGCAATATAATTAAAAGTATATTTAACACTTGCTAGGTATCCACCTTTTGAAAAATTTAAATAAATAATATTTTCTCCGGAATCTAAAGGTCTATAAGGACTAACATAATATTTATTACCTGTAATATATATATAATGTCCGTCTAAATATAAATAGCCTTTAGCGGTAATCAAAAATCGATCACTGATTAATAAATTCCCTGTAAACCAATTACCAAGATTATTATTAAATTCGCTAAAAAATATATTACCACCTAATTTACAATCAATATAGAGTCTATCAAAAGTATTTGATTCGACATCAATCGATTGTAAATAAGTATCGCAAAAAACCGTATTGCTAAAATTAAATAAAAGTATTAAAATTAATGCGATTAAAATAAATTTTTTCATTTAAAAACACTCCTTTATAATTTATATTTATTTTTCAAAAGATCTTTTTTATAATTTATTTCAAATAAAAGATCCTTATCATTAATATTATATACTTCTTTTAATGATTGAAATGTCATTAAAACATGTGACATTTCCTCTATTACTTTATTACGTATAAAAATTTTATTTAAATCTTTATTTATGTCTTGAATTATTACTTGGGATAATTCTATTAATTCTTCAAGACATTTTTTCTTTTGAATATTAGTACCCATTAATTCAACTAATTTTTTATAAAATTCTCTATCATTATCAATCATTTAAATTTACTCCATTACTTAAAAAATACTCATAATTTTTATTACAAACATCATAAACAGCTATACATAATTCATTATTTTTACTTTCTATTTGAATATAATCATCTTTATAAAATATTGATACTAATTCATCTTCAAGCGTAATTTCTATATTACAAGTTTTATCTTTATTATTATATGTAAATCTTGAAACACCTTGAAAACTTGGATCAATTATATCAATATTTAAATTTACTAAGCTAATTTTAAAGAATTTTTTTATTTTTTCTTCAGTATTTAATTTATTTTTATCTAAATTTTTAATTATTAATCTATTTATTTTCATATGCGATTTTGCTCCTTACATTTATTTTTAAATTCATTTGATAGAGAATTTGGTAAATTAAATCTAACAGGTACTTCTGTTGGATATTTTGAATCATATAACATTGTTAAACTGATAACATTATCCATTGTATAAATTATATGTAATACATGTGTTAAATTAGTAAGATATTTAATATTTTGTCCAACATTTACAGGTATTTTTTCTTTATTTTCTATAATATGAAATAGAAATTTATCTCGATCCTCTTCAAACGTTTTCGGATCTTTTAATGTATACTTTATAGTATCTGCAATTCTATTATAATTTACTTCAGTAACTTGAAGAAATACACCGATATAATCTGGTATATTTGAGTACGATATTTTACCGATATCATACCATTTTTTATTCTTAGCTTCGTCATTATTCATCTGTTTTATTCTCCTCTATATCATATATTATTTTACTTTCATGGACTTCATGAGTTCCATAAATTATACTTGTTGGTGTAATATTTATAGCAAAAAAATCATTTTCACTTATATTAAATTTAATAATATTTGATTTAAGCAATTCAATACTTTCAATTTTAAAATTTATTAAGTATTTTAAATTATTAAGTTCTAATGGCTTAGATATATCAAAATTAATTCTAATTCGTTCCCAATATTCTTCAGTTTTAAAATGAATAATAATTCTTGGGATATTATTTTCTAATTCATCTATTTCATCATACTTTTTCATGCAAATTACTATTTCAGTACATTTTTTATTTATATAATATTTCATAATTTTTCATTCTCCTTATAATTTTTTGATATTACTACAGGTAACCAATGAGGTATTTTATATTGTTCTTTTTTTGTTGCTATGGGAAATTTTAATAGCTTTCCACTTAGAAAATATATGTTAATATGGCAACCTGTAAATTTTATTATTTTTTCGTTTTTTAAATCAATTATACTATCAGCATAATCAACCGACATATTTATCCAATGATAAATATTTTTATAATTTATAGGGCTTATTACTTCATCACCTTCATAATTAATATTATTTTCTTCTAACATTATTTCTATATCTACAAAATTGATAAAATCATTTTTTTCTAATAAATCTAATATTAATTTTTTTATATAATATTTCATAATTTTTCATCCCCCATATAGATATTAAATTTGTGTTCTGGATCTTCAATTGGTGAGAAATCAATTTTATCAATTTCATCTTGTCTTAAAATAAAGACTGTAATATTTTCATTTCTAAGAATAATCATATAATAAATTATTTTTAGAATTACAATAAACATTTTTTTAACTCCTCTATCCCCTATCCAAAACCTACCCTATTATACGGTTTTTTGATGAAATAATAGGGTAGGGGATAGGTAAAAATTATTTCTTATATATTTTATCAAGATAATTTTCTTGATATTGTTTTAATATATGGCAAAGTTTTCCGAAATCTACATTAGTTGATTCCTTATATTTTTTACCAGTGAACCATTTTTTATTGTATGCTTCTTTTAAAATTCCGGTGTATTCTTCTTTATCATCTTTATTATCAGATTCTTTAATATAAGACTTATTAAAATATTTGCAGATACCTCTGCAAATATCCTGAGCGGTTTCCTTTTGAAATGCACTTGACTTTAAAAGTTCAGCTTCTCTTTTATTAGTCATGAATGCCGCCTCAACAAGAATAGCAACCATAGCGGTATTTCTTAATACATAGAAATCAGCACTTTTTACACCCCTATTGTCTTGCTTTGTTCCCTTAAGTAATTCATTTTGAACTAAAGATGCTAAACGTTGACCATTTCCAGAACCCGGATAATAATAAGTTTCTATCCCGTCGGCATTATTCCAGCCGCCGGAACCATAAGCGTTAGCATGAATTGATACAAATATATTAACTTTTGAATCATTAGCACGTTTACATCTATCAGCTAAACTATTATCACTTGTCATCGGGCTACAATCAACGTAACTAAAACCATTTCTTTTTAGTTCTGGAATTAGAAACTTTTTGACCTTCTCGTTGAAGTAGTTTTCCCGATATCCGTCAGGAGTCCTTTTTCCTGCGGTTTCGTAACCGTGACCATCATCAATTCCTATTTTATAACTCATCTTTCATTCCTCCATTTATAATTATTATTTTATAATGATTTTATTTTTACATAACTTTCTATACCTTTAGTATTTTTATGTATTGGGCAAATCATTCCCTGAAACTTATATAATTTATCTTCAGTTAATTTATATAAATACAAAATATAACTTGTATTTATCTTAAATTGATAAGGAAATTTATTTCTATTGATTTTTAACATTAAATTAATTATTTTGCCATTATATAAATATTTAGATCCATCTATTTCAAAAAAATCATCCGGTGTCATAATGACATCTTTTAAATTTTCTTTATCTTCAGTTAAATTTTTTGGAACGAGATTTTTAAAAAAGTCCTGAGTACTTAATGAATAAGTACTTTTTGGAATTTTTAATTTATCATTATCCCAATTTATTAAACTAAATAAATTATGGACAATTTTCAAACCTCTGTATTCATGGTATCCATCATAAAAATTTTTACATGCACCGTTACTTAAAATAGTACCTTTTATATATTTATCAAATATTGTATTACTCAATATTAAACACCTCTTTAAATTTAAATAAATAACAATCATTTTTATGAATTGTATCTGTAGTACTTAAAACTTCAAAAACTTTATCAATGTCAATAGCTCTTAATTCGCAATATTCTGCGAAATAGAACAATAAAAATGCTTTTATTTGTGGGTTTATTTCTGCTAATTTTTTTAATCTAATGGCCTGTTTTTTATCTTTATCTTTCATATACCATGAAAGACCTTTGGTTTTTTGTTTGGTATCAAAACAAAAAATATTCTTTTTACATGCTATAATATAATCGAAGGGTTCACCTTCAATATATATTCCTTTAAAATTTCTTTTTGGCTGGTTTTTCCAGCCAAAACCTTTGTGAGATTTAATAAGATAGTCTATTAATTTATCTACTTGATTTTCTAAATAATTATTTACTGGTTTCATTGCTTTTATCACCATCCATATTTTTAATTTCATTCATAAAAACATAATCCTTATCATCATTTAAATTATATTTATGACCAATGATTTCTAACGTCTGGTCATTATCATTAGGATCATAATCTAATTCGTATTTTTCTATAAAATCAGTGATTTTTATTCTTAATTCTTTCAACATATTATTAATACAAAATGCAGAATTGTTTAAATCTTTATAATTTTTTGAAAATTCTTTATAAAAATCACTTAATTTTTGTTTTAAATCTCCAATAATCCTTTCAGATACCATTAAATCATTTTTAAATTTAGTTATTTTTTTAGATAGCAATGTTATATAAATTATAAATGATACTATTAAAATAATAGTAATAACTATTCCATAAATTAATGATATTGTGTATAAATTTTCCATTTTAAAAATCTCCTTTATATTTTTTTATATTTTAATAATTACTTTATCTACTAAATTAAAAATTAATGTACCTGCGATATCGAAACAAAGGATCATTAATAACCCTATCAATATCGTTATAATTACTTGTTTTTTCATTAATACCACCTTCTTTTTTTTAACTTATCATATCTTATATTTATATGTGGTTCTGGATTTAATATCATATTAACATTAAATACTTTTCCTAATAATTTATTATTTATGGATAATAAACCATTAAAATATTTTGAATAACAATTATTAAAAGTTTCAGCATCAAATTCGTTGCAAAATTCTCTAATTTTTCCGATATCGTGTTTATCTGATGTAATTTGTATGTTCCCTTGCATGTATAATTGAATAAAATCATTAAATGAAAACCCAGTAATAGCTTGAAATTTAATAATATTTTCTTCACAAATCATCAATTTTTCAAATATATGATTCATATTAATCATTTAATTCAATCCTTTCTATCAATACGATTATATATAGGCATATTGTACTTTAAATCAAAGTTTTCATCACTCATACATAAAAATATTATTACTTCAAAAAATGCGATTATTCCGGGAATAAAAGTCCATACAAATAATATATATAATATCCCTAAACCCGGCTTATTCAAATAAAATTTATGTATTCCTAAACCACCTAAAAATAATGCTAATAATATTGCTGTGCTTCTATTTTTCATATTAATTCAACCCCTCATTAACTCTTTTTAAAAATATATTTTCTATGGTTACACCTTGAATTTTAATATCATAATATCCGGCATCATGTAAACCACCATAAACCCTTATATAACCGGGTAAAAATAAAAAGCCTACTTCAATATCAAAATAATATTGTATTTTTTCAAAACCTTTTTTATTTGTATAAAGTGATAAATTCATTTCTTTATTTTCTGATATTTTGATTAAATTTTTCATAATTTTTTTTTAATCTCCTTTTTTTATATTTTTCATGCAATTATATTTATCGCAATCAGTTAAACATTGATCGTTAAATTGTGATCGTCTAAAATACATTCTACAAGTTTTATATAAGTCACAATCAAAAGAATCAATAACTTTTAATCTAGATAATGGAACACTAAATATTTTATTATTCATTTCAATAAGACCTTCACCATATGTACGACCTAACATAGTACATGATATTAATTTAACTTTAAAACCTTTATATATTACTTTTGATCCTATATGTTTTACCGCTTCTTGAATTAAAATTTTAATCACCTCTTTAATCATTGAATAATTTATTTAAAATTTGGTTTGCCTGTAATTTATTTAAATTACTACTATTGTATTCTGGCAAATGTCTATTTATTAAATTTAATTGTTTTTCACTGGCTGGAGAATATCCCCAACCTTTCATAATATTTAGATCCCATATATACCGCTCATTTGAGTATTTATCCATTAAACGTTTAAAAACACGATCAAAGAAGTTTTGAGCTTCATAAGTTTTACCCATAAAAGTTATATTTCCTAATTCATCAATAGGACTTGTTTTTAATTTTTTGGTTTTTAGAGATAATGAAAAGCTACCATCTGAATGTTTATACCAGTTAATATTATGAGTATTATAATTATGTTTTTTTGCCCACAAATTAACCAATTTGTAATTGATTTTCCAATTATCCGGTATATCTTCCCTTTCTTCAATAATTTCAGGTAAATCAAATAAATCAACATTATAATCTATTTCGCCATCTGTAGGACTTGATTTACTTGTTGTAATATCATAACCTAACAAACTTGGAGCTGTAATAAGCGATAATTCATTAGAAACACCTATACAATCTATTAAATGTAATTTATCCTTCTCAGTATGTAATCTAAGTCCACGACCTACCATTTGAGTATAAAGACTTTCATTTTTTGTTGGTCTTGCGATTATTATAGTATTTATTAATGGCAAGTCAGTACCTTCAGTAAATATCATACAGTTTATAAGGCATGATATTTTTTTCTCAGTAAAATCTTTTATTATTTTTTCTCTGTTTTTAGTTCCGGCACTTATTACAACTGATCCCGGAATATATTTTTGAATTTCTTCACAATGTGCCACTGTAGTGCCAAATATTAAAGTTGATCCAACTGCATGTTTTTTATAGATTTCTCCGATTGATTTTGCATTTTCACTATCAATCAATTCTTTTTCCAGATCTTGAATTTTATAATCCCCGGATCTTGTTTTAACTTTTCCAAGATCCATTTTGACATATACTCTTTTACATTGAATATTACTTAAATAATTATTTCTGATACCTTTTAATAGGCCATATTTGAAAATTATTTTATCAAAAAATTTATCCAACCTTACTTTATCATTTCTATTTGGCGTTGCGGTAAACCCTAAATTTAATCGAGGTTGAAAATAATTAAATAATTTTACATAAGATGAAGCCGGGCAGTGGTGGGCTTCATCCCATATAATAACATCAAAATGATTTCGGGGATATTTTTTAAATCTCCTCGACATTGAAGCTATACAAGTACTTACTACTTCAGTTTCCAAATCACCTTTTAATTTTCCCATTTCAATTGATTTGGATCTATTAATATATTTTAATGGTTGTTTTACTAATTCTTCCCTATGACTTACAATCAATACTTTTCCTGAAATAGAGTTTATATAATTAGTAAAAATTACTGTTTTGCCTAAACCCGTAGCTATATTTATTAAATAAGATCCGGTATCTAATTCATTTATTTTATTTAAACAATCGATTTGATAATCTCTTAATTTTATTTCCAATTATTCCACCTCTTTATAATTTAAGTTTTGTTCCATCACTAAATTTTATATACCCTCTATAATCACCAATTGTACTATCAATTGTACTAATAGTAGTTTCTAATTCTTCACCCGTAAATATATCAAGTTCATGAGTAGGTTGTATTTTTTCAGCACATTTAAAAATAGTATCTTCAATATATTCTTCTTTTTTATTATATTTTTTTATATCCCTTTCAAATTTTGGATCGATTTCCTTAAATCGATCCAAATTTCTTTTTTCATCAATTTCTTTTTGTTTCAAAAATTCTATATGCTTTTTTCGATATTTAATATATTCTTTATATATTAAATAATTTATATCTGATATATTATTGCAAATTTTAAGTAATTCTTTACTTAATTTATGCTTTTTACATGTATGTACTATTTTTTCAGTATCTAAAAATATAATTTTATTAATCTGGTGATGATTGTTGTCTATATCGCAAAACGGACAACAATTATCTTTTTCTTTTAATTTATATGATTTATTTTTATAATTTATAAACCGTATTATTATACTTAGTATTATAATGATATATACGACAATACTAATTTTATAAATCATTCAATCACCTCTTATTGGATCTTTTCATAGTTTTTTTTTATTTCCTTTCTAATTCTTTTATATGTTCGGCTTGAATTTGATTCATTTTTTCTAATGTTTTTATTATGTATTTTAAACTATCAATTTGATTTTCTAAACTTTGATTTGCTGCTTTTAGTAATTCAACTTCTAAATCCTTTTTCATAATTTATCAATCACCTCAAATTTTTATTTTTTATTGTAACAATCAAAACATAGTTCATTGTCAATTAGCTCTTTTATGGTTGTCACTACTCGACAACCGCAACCTT